ATAATCTTTATTATAGCGTAGAAAATAACACCTTAGGTGAAGCTGCACTAGTAAGCATTAGTGAAATTGGAGAAGAAAATATTCAAGGTATTTTTTTAAGCGAACCTTATAAACCCGGCAATTCTAGAAGATTTCGCAAGGGCTTTAATACTACCAACAAAAGCAAATTAACTGCATGTGCTAAAATGAAAAATCTTATTGAATCGAATCGAATGTCAATAAACAGCAAGACCCTAATAAGTGAACTTAAACATTTTGTTGCCAATGGCAGTAGTTATGCTGCGAAGCCTGGAGAAAAAGATGATCTTGTTATGAGCACAGTGCTTGCTCTGCGCATGAGTGTAACATTACAAAGTTACGACCCAGAGATACAAAAAAGATTACAAGACAGCTTAGATGACGTAGTTGAGCCTATGCCATTTATTCTTTTATAACGGATAAATACAAATATCATGAAACCATTAAACAAAACAGCAAACGATCTTTTTCAGAATCTAAGAACACAATTCTCACCAGTGACCATTGGCAACGATGATGCCGAAGTTACAAGTGATCCTGCTGAAGCTCGTTTTTTTACTTTTGAATACACAGAAAACAACAAACCAGTTGGCACTGTTAGTATTAGTATAATTGATAATAGAGCGTTGAAGGTATACTTCAACCATGACATGGTTGAGAATATTGCTAAACCTTCTGAATGGTACAATTTTCTTAAGTCATTGAGATTTTTTGCAAAACAAAACATGTTAATGTTTGATGCTCGTGACATACAAAAAGACAGGCTCGATGGTCGAGATTTCGATTTCATTAAAAATAATGACGGACCTTACAAGGATGACGACGTGGAAATTACAGAATCAAAAATGTACGGTAGCAAACGTAAAAGTAAACAACAGTTTGAAAATGCTACATTGGTAGTATACCATAAAAAGACAGTAGATGAAGAAGTGCGTGGTTCACGCAGTAGGCATATTGACAGTATCTTCATTGAGAGCAATGGAGAAAAGTTTCGTTTTCCAATTAACTATTTAAACGGTGCCAGAGCGATGGCAGTTCATGTAAGTGAAGGTGGTACGCCATACGATAGTATCGGACAACATATTATTGAAACAGTTAACGAAATGCGCAATCTGTCTCAGTTTGCTAGAATTACTCGCAAGCATGCCATGGAAGACGAAGAAGCAGGCAGCATTAGAAATCGTGTTGTTGAAGCATATCAAAGTATTAGAAAAGATATTATGCGTATGCAAAATGTAAACAACTATAGAAACTTTGTTGAAACGTTTGAGCCAAAAGAATCAACAGCAACAAGCGATGTAGCACAACTACAAGAAAAATTTACAGTAAAAGTTTGGAACGAAAAAATGGATACCCTATTACCAAGCGTACAACGTGCGCTAGCAAAAACAAATGAAGCAAGCATCGGCGCACCGGATTACAATCCAGCAGCTGGACAGTACAGCAGCAATATGGATTACGGCATGTTTACTCCAGGTGGCGACGAAGAAGTAGAAGAAATTGTACAAGCAGCATGCGACATGGTTAAGTCGGGTGAAAAGGATGCAATGGCTGCAGTTGACGCAGCTATGCGTATGCTTACAGATCTAGCAGAAATGGGACCACATGAAGAAGCAGAAGATACTGCTGTTCGTGATCGTGTAGCACGTGAAATTCAATCACGTTGCGATAGCATGACCGAAGAAGAAGAAGTTAACGAAGCAAGTCCAAGTGTTGAAAAAACAATCAAAGATCCAAATTTTGTATTGGTATTAAAAAAGGATGACGCAGCAGATAATTTGCTAAGACGTACAAAATTTAAAACAGCACAAGGATTATTAGCATTTGTAATGAGCGATATTGCTAGTCGTGCTATTGGCAGCAATTCAGATGCAGTTGCTAACTTTGCAAGTGACATGATGATTAATGTCGGTGAAGAAGGTGAATCATTTGGTACAAGAATGACACCAGAATACAAGAGTGATAAAGCTTTAGCTATGTTGCTTGCTAAAAAATATATCGATGATGTTAAGCGTATAGCAACTGACGAAGAATACGCCAAGGAAGTTAGAAAAGACCCAGGCGATGTATATGGTAAGAAAAAGAAACGTTCAGGCGGTTTTCACGAAGAATTCGAAAATTGGGCCAATGAAATAGTTGAAGCAGGAACAATTGGTACCGTTGGAACAGTAGGCACAGGGCAGGCATCGAGAACAAATCAACAAGTTGTAAAAGCTATGAGTGGCGGCGACCCAGCCGCTGGTCGTGACATTAAGCGTATCGGTGATAAGCTAGCCAGGGGTCAAAAACTTACACCAGCCGAAATGCCAGTAGCAGGTGAAATTGCTAAAAAGCTAATAACAACTAAAAAGACCTCAGCAGCAATGCAGGCTCTAGCCAATAGCGAAACAAACACTCCAGAAGATGGCGAAGTTGCTATATTAGAAAAAACACTTAAAGTTAAGGCTGAAAAAGATTACGACGGCGATGGCAGAATTGAATCTCCACGTGATGAGTATATGGGCAGCAGAGATAACGCAATTAAACAGAATAGAAAAAAGCGACCTACAGCAGAAGAAATTGATGATCTAGAAGATGATACATTATTCCAAGAAAGTTTAAACCTTATTAAAACTTACGCAGGTATCTAAATAAAATAAAATACTCCCCTAGGGGAGTATTTTTTTGACTATTTTTGTTGACAAGTATAAATAGTCGTGTTACATTAAACTATAGTGTAACACTTAGGCAAACACTATACAAACAACATGGCTAATATGGCAAAATAGGAGAAACATCATGGCTACACTAGCAGAAATTCGTGCTAAACTACAACAACAAGAAAACCGCGGTACTAGTTCAAGTACATCAGGCGGAGATCGTGCTATTTACGCACACTGGAATATCCCCGAAGGAACAACAGCAAAACTACGCTTCTTGCCAGACGGCAATGAAAAGAACGACTTCTTCTGGGTTGAACGTAATATGATTCGTTTGCCCTTTCAAGGAGTAAAAGGACAAATGGACAGTAAGCCAGTAGTGGTACAAGTTCCATGTGTTGAAATGTACAACGATGGTACAGCTTGTCCGATTCTAGGCGAAGTACGCCCGTGGTTTAAAGATCCTTCATTGGAAGATATGGGCCGTAAGTATTGGAAAAAGCGTGGATATATTATGCAGGGATTTGTTCGCGAATCTCCAATGAACGAAGACGAAACTCCAGAGAACCCAATCCGTCGGTTTATTATTTCACCTCAGATCTTTAATGTAATTAAAGCTGCATTAATGGATACCGAAATTGAAGAATTACCTACCGATTTTGATCTTGGATTAGACTTTTTAGTAACTAAAACACAAAAAGGTGGCTATGCAGATTATAGCACCAGTAAATGGTCACGTAAAGAGTCAGAGCTTGATAGCCAAGAACGTGCAGCAATCGAAGCACATGGATTATTTGACTTGAGTGAGTTTCTTCCTAAAAAACCAGGCGAAACTGAACTAAAAATTATTCATCAGATGTTTGAAGCAAGTGTTGACGGGCAACCTTATGACCCAGATCTGTTTGGACAATACTACAAACCTCCAGGCATGAACATCAGTGGATCTGGTGATAATACATCAACACCTGCACCTGCAGCAGCACCTGTTGTACAATCAGCAGCGCCAGCGGCAGAAGCAGAAACTGATACAGGCTGGAAAGAAACTACACCTGCAGCACAGTCAGTAGAAGGCAGCGATACTAAAACAGCAGATATTCTTGCTATGATTCGTCAGCGTAAAACTGTAGATTAATTATAATTTTATAGTAATAAATAGGTTAGCAATTTAATTGCTAACCTAATATTATTAGGTTAGTAAAAATGTCTTTTAAAAATATTAATCAAATTATATGTGTAGGCGCAAGTATTACTGATAGTCCCTGGTGGACATGGAAAGATTATTTACAAATTGAATCAAAATTAAAAGTTATAAATTTAGCGGTAAAAGGCTGCGGCAATGAGTTTATGATTAATAATTTAATTTTAAATAAAAATAAGTTAAATGATAAAACTCTTGTTATTGTAATGTTTACTAACATAGATAAATTTGATTGGTTTGTCGAAAAAGATAAATTTATAGAATTACAAGAAGAAAAACATAAACCTATTAATTTTTCAAATCAAAATGGATTTTGGTGCACAGGATCTTGGTTTCCAAAAGATAAAAAAATTTTTAAAGACATTTTTTACTCTGAAGATTATTTTGTTGTAAAAACAATACAACAAATTTTAATATTAGAACAATTAAAAAAAATATATAATTTTCAATTAATATTAACGTTTGATAGTCCAATCTGGACTTATACTGAACAAGAGATAAATCATATTACAACTGATATTAAAAAATATAACAAAAATGAAAATTTATTATTAGAAAGTTGTTTATCAAAAATTTGGAAAAATTTACTTGATAAAAAGTATATAAAAATTTCTAATAAAAGTCTAATAGGATATTGTATTAAAAATCAAATTCCGTGGCAAAACGAAACTCACGGAGCACACCCTTCGCCTATTAGTCATTATAAATGGTATAAAGATATTTTGTCACCTGAGGTTAAAAAATATATTTCTATAGACGAAACATTGTGTTACGAAGATAAATTACAATCAATGGAAAAAATATGGCAAAAAAAATACTAATATGTGGAGATAGTTTTGCTGCAGATTGGACAGTTAAATATCAAAATCGAGGACTCGGCTGGCCGAATCTATTGAAAAAAAATTATTTAGTAACAAACGTAGCACAAGCAGGGTGTGGGGAATATAAAATTTATAAACAAATTGAATCACAAGATTTGTCGCAATACGATTTTATTATTGTTTCTCATACTAGTCCTTATAGACTACATACAAATTTTCATCCTATACACTATAAAGATACTTTACACAAAAATTCAGATTTTATATATAAAGATGTCAAAGAACGTGTAAAAACAAATAAAGAGTCAGAATTAATAAGTATTGTTAATTATTTTGAACAGTATTTTGACATTGACTATGCAAAATTTGTCCATATGTTAGTATGCAAAGAAATAGAAAACAAACTTAAAAACTTTTCTAATGTATTACACATAACACCGTTTAGTTGGAAAGATTTTTTTTCTTTTGATAATATGTTAACGATAGAAGATTTTCCATTTGTTACAGATGGATTAAATCATTATAGTATTGAACACAATAACATAATATACAATAAAATTTTAGAAAGAATTTTAAAAATAAATGGATGATTTTAAACAATATATTAAGTCTGTAACAGAAATAAATGACAGAAAAATATATACAGTTGCTGACCATATGACCGGGTTTGATGAAAACTATAACAATCCATTATTGGATTATATATCTAATAATGGTAATAATGATCATGCAGTTATTAATTATGAACATTTTTTACCTAATTCTATTAAACAAAAATATAATGATCTAGAAATAAATTTTAGTTTAGATCGCTATAATAAAAAATTACTCGGCCCTCTGCTGAGCTATAATACAACTTTGGTAGAGAAAAATAAAATAGAAAATTTTTTATGTTGTTTTTTAGGAAGAGATCACGTGTCTAGGCAATTTTTATCTGCTATACTTATTAAATCTAAGATTTGGAACAACGAATACTGTCGAAAAGACTTTTCATACACATCAGATAGTTTAGATGGAAATATTTCATTTTATTTAAACCAAGAAGAATCTAGATTATATAGAAAGTTTTTTATCAACAATACCGATGATATTAATTTTAGAAAAAATACCATTGGTTACGAACATGGTGATAATGTTCATAATCTAAAAGTTATCGATAACTATTTTAAAAAATCATTCTTAGCATTGATACCGGAAACAATAGGGACTAGTTTTATTCCTTTTATTACTGAAAAATTTTTAAATGCAGTTGTTACAAAAACATTATTTGTAACATACGGACAGCCAAATTGGCATAGTACATTAGAAAATGTGCATGGATTTAAACTACACAATAAAATTTTTGATTATAGTTTTGACAAAATACAAAATCCGATTCATCGAGTAATAAAATTGTTTGAAATGATTTCTAAATTTCAACATTTATCAGCAGCTGATTGGCACGATTTATATCTAATAGAACAAGACACAATTGAATATAACTATGATCATTATTATAGCAAAAACTATCTAAAATATCTTGCAAAGTTTGCATAGATACTGTATTATAAAACACAATGTAAGGAAACACATCATGGCAAAACCGTTTGACGTAAGTAAATTTCGTAAAAGTATTACTAAGGCAGTACCAGGACTTAGTGTAGGATTTAATGATCCGGACACTTGGATTTCAACTGGTAACTATACACTAAACAAGTTAATTAGCGGAGAGTTCGACAAAGGAATTCCTCTTGGTAAAGTAACAGTGCTAGCCGGCGAAAGTGGAGCAGGCAAAAGTTATATTGCGAGTGGCAATGTAATTAAAGCTGCACAAGAGCAAGGTATTTTTGTTGTATTGATTGACAGCGAAAATGCACTCGACGAAAAGTGGCTGCATGCATTAGATGTCGACACCGACGAAAGCAAGTTGCTTAAACTTAATATGAGTATGATCGATGATGTTGCAAAAACAATCAGTGATTTTATGAAAGACTATAAAGCAGAGTATACCGACAAGGATCCCGAAGAGCGTCCTAAAGTATTGTTTGTAGTTGATTCACTGGGTATGTTGTTAACACCTACAGATGTTGATCAGTTTCAAAAAGGTGACATGAAAGGTGATATGGGTCGTAAACCCAAGGCACTAACATCACTTGTTAGAAACACAGTTAATATGTTTGGTGAATTCAATGTAGGACTGCTAGCAACTAATCACACATATGCATCACAAGATATGTTTGATCCAGATGATAAGATTTCAGGTGGTCAA